TGCTCAAAGCCCTTGCTTTCCAGCAGCCTTATCTGCTTTGGAGTGGTAAGTCCTGCATTGCGGCGCTTTTCAAGTCGGTCAAGGATAAGCTTTGCCTTGCCTGCGTTGTCTATATCGTCAGGGAAAATGCCCAGCTTTTCAAGCTTTGCTTTCTGCTTGTCGGTAGCAGGAGCGCACTCCCAGCCAAAGGCAGGAACGTAAGAGGACAAGTCCTCAGCCTGTATTGACATTTCATACTGCAAAGGGTCAACGAGCTTTCGCTTGCGTGTTTTCATTTCTTTGAGCTGCTTTGCCAAAGACTCTTCACGCTGTGCCACAACGTCCTCGCTTGCCTGTTTTTCTGCCTCTTCGATATCCACTGCACAGCCTGCCTCATTGGCAAGGTTTTCGGTCATTTTCTCAGCGACCTCTTCATTCTGACAGATAAGGTGTGCAGGTCTGCAAAGCTCGTGGCGTTCTGTGTGCCACAGAAAGTCGAGCAGTAAAAGCTCTGTCTTTCCCTCGCAAAGTCTTGTGCCTCTGCCTACCATTTGACAGTAAAGTCCACGCACTTTTGTTGGTCTTAGCACGATAACGCAGTCAACTGACGGACAGTCCCACCCCTCTGTGAGGAGCATTGAGTTGCACAGCACGTTGTATTCGCCCTTGTCGAAAGCTTCAAGTATCTCCGCTCTGTCTGTGCTTTCTCCGTTGACCTCAGCGGCGTTGAACCCTTTGCTGATAAGGATATCACGGAACTTCTGAGAGGTCTTGACAAGCGGCAGGAACACAACTGTCTTGCGTTCCTTACAGTATTTGAGCATTTCATCAGCTATCTGATAAAGATATGGGTCAAGTGCCGTGTCGATATCACTTGCCTTGAAATCTCCTGCCTGAGTTGATACTCCTGAAAGGTCAAGCTTCAGCGGTATGGTGATAGCCTTGATAGGTGAAAGATAGCCCTCTTTGATAGCCTGCGGCAGGGTGTATTCATATGCAAGGCTGTCGAACACCGAACCTAAGTTCTTCATATCGCCTCTGTCAGGTGTAGCCGTCACACCAAGTACCTGAGCTTCAGGAAAATGGTCAAGCACTCTCTGATAGCCGTCTGAGATAGCGTGATGAGCCTCGTCAATGATAATGGTATCGAAGTAATTTTCCGAAAAGCCTTTGAGCCTTTTCTCACGCATAAGGGTCTGAACTGAGCCTACTACTACACGATACCAAGAGCCTAAACAGCTTTGCTCTGCTTTCTCGGTGGCACAGCCAAGCCCTGTTGACTTCATAAGCTTGTCAGCCGCCTGGTCAAGCAGCTCGCCCCTGTGGGCAAGGATAAGCACACGCTTACCCTGCCGCACACATTCTTCCGTAACAGCCGAGAAAAGTATTGTCTTTCCCGTTCCTGTGGGCAGAACTGCAAGGACTTTGTTTATTCCCTCAGACCATTGTTCGAGTATAGCAAGCTTAGCCTCGTTTTGATATGGTCTTAAATTCATCATCAGAACGCACCGGCTTTCCAGCCCCCTGTCTGAGCAGGCTGACTATACTGCGGTGTCTGCGTCTGAGCAGGCTGAACGGTAGTCACATTCTCGTCATAGGCATAGAGCTTTTTAATCTTGTTGGACTGCCTGTCCTCACCGTCCTTGTTCTTGTAGTTGTCAACGTAGACGTGACACTTGCCCTTTTTGCCTGTGATAGCGTTCCAGTTCATTTTCAACGGCTCGCCATGCTTTTTCAAGCCGAGAGCCAGGAAAAGTGCTGAGAGCTTCCACTCAAACTTATTGCAGAGGAAGAAGTTCTCTGTTATCTCCACGCTGTCCTCTGCACCCCAAATGGTGAATGTGACCTTTGCCATATTGCAGGGCGGCACTTTTGCCGACCCCTCGTATCTTGTACGCTCAAACTTGCTGACGGTGAAGTCATAGTCCCCCTCAGGGAGCAGGACAAAGTCCCCACCCTCGTTGATTATCTCATCTTCCCAGCCGTATTCCATAAAATTATCCATAGTGTTGTCCTCCTTTTAAAATGGTACTTTCTGATTTTCTCTGATAAGCGGCAGCATTTGCTCCCAAGCACCTATCAGACAGCCCTGTACGAAGTCGTCAGGATAGTTTGTAATAGGGGTATCATAAGGGAAATAGTTTCTCTGAGATACCACAAGACGTATATCCGATTCGCTTACGTTGTTGGCTCTCATAAGGTCTGCAAGCGCTTTCGGTATGCCATCAGGGATAACGATAGGTGGTGCAACGTCCTCAAAGCCGCTGAGATCAGTAAGAGGCTCGTCCGATTTTTGTGTGGCAGTCTGTGCGGTCTGTGTAGGCTGTGCTGTCTGAACTGTCGGTGCAGGCACAGGCTTAGGCATTTCAGCAGGCTGTGTATACACAAACAGATGAGCTATACCACTATACTCAAAAGGCATTTCAGACGGAAGTCCGTCACGATTTTTAGCATCCCAGCAAGGGTGATGTGTGGTGTACATAACACGGTCACCGCCCTGAGCCTTGAACTTCTTGCCGTCCTTATCCACAGCTACTGCATATGTTTTGTAGTTTGCAAACAGCACCATATCTGCCCATTCTTTCACAAGAGGCGATATCTGAGAAGAAGTTTTCTTGCCGAGCTTTAACTCCCAGCGGTCATAAGCGCCCAGCTCGTCAGGCTGTTCAAACTTTCTCATCTGAGCGTGAGCCGTAAGTACAACGTTGATACCGCTGTCAACTACCTCCTGCAAGAGATTAAGAAACTTGCCTATCTCCTCTTTCTCGTAAACATAGCCATTGCCGTAGCCGAAATCTTCAATGCCTTTCTTCTGATGTGCCGAGCAGATAGTTTCAATGCAAAGCTGTTCAGCCCAATCAAATGTATCAATGACAAGGGTCTTGCAGAGCCTGCCATTCATAGCTTCCTTTACCTCGTTTTTGAGCATTTCCCAGCTTGTTGGCTTAGGAAAACGTCTGATGTTCAGCTTCTTTGTGCTGCCCTCTGTATCAATAAATACAGGGTCGGGGAACTGAGCCGCAAAGGTGGATTTGCCTATGCCCTCAGGACCATATATCACGACTTTCTGTGCGGAGCTTACAACTCCTGATGTTATCTCATACATTAAAATGCACCTGCTTTCCAAGTTTTCGTTTCTGTGTTTTCTTCCTTATCATTGTCCATTGACCTGCCGTCCTCAATAATGATACTGCACTCGTCACCTGTGGAAACTCTTGTGGCTATCGCCTGCAAGCCCTGTGCTTCAAGCCACTTGCCGAAGTCTTCAAGGGTGTCGGTATCCATTTGTTCAAGCTTGTCCAGCAGGACAAAACCGCAGTCAGGATTGAGTTTTCTTACGATAGAGGTAGCGACGATAAGCTGTTCAGCACCGCTGATACTGTCCCACTTATGCCCGTTATACAGCAGCTCTCCGTCCTCAACTGAAAGCCCCTCAAGGGGCAGGTCGGCATTTTTGAGCAAGTCAGTTTTAGCCTGCCTTACGTCCTCTATCTGCTCAGTGAGATATGTATACTGTGAACGGTAGTCCTCAGCGTCTATCTCAGCTTTCTCCCTGTCGAGGTTTGCTCTTATCTTCTTGTTCAGCTCCTCGATATCTGAGATATTCTTTTCAAGCTCCGCTGTGCTTTCGTCCACAAGGTCTTGTGCGTCAAGGCTTGCAAGCTTGAAGTTGTTCACTGCCGCTTCATAGCTTGCTTTTGCACGCTCATAGGCAGACTTAGCAAGTTCCAGCTGCTTTTCGTAGTATTCTTTCTGGTCACGCTTACGCTGATTTTCGCCATTACGAGCAAGTATATCCTGCTGCTGTCTGATAAGCTCCGAAGCCGAAACAGGCTCGGCAGGGACGTTTGCGTACACAGGCATTTCCTTTGCGAACTTAGACTTCTGGTCAGCTATCCTGCCGATAGCGGTACGCTGGTCATAGAGGGAATGTTCCTTATGCTCAAGCTGATAGAGCGTATCACCCACGCCGATTATTTTCAGCAGAGTTGAAGCTTTTTCCTTGCTCGACTGTGTAAGAAATCGTGGCAGGTCAAGTGCGAACTGCTCAACAAAGCTGTTGAGCAGCTGCTGACCGCCTTTCTTGCCTGTGCTGTCGGTGACTTTGAGGGAGCTGTTCTTACCCGAACGCTCCACCACGATACCATTATCGAGGGTGATCTTCAAGTGCGGTTCGACAACAGACCCCTCACGCTGAGGAGAGGACGGCTTGTACTTATCTCCCCCAAGTGCCCAAGCGATAGCGTCAAGTACAGAGGTCTTGCCCTGCCTGTTCTTACCGCCGATAACAGTAAGTCCATTCTTTGCAGGCTCAAGCTGCACAGCTTTTATTTTCTTTACGTTTTCAAATTCAAGTGAGTTTATTTTTACTGACATTTTAGTTCTCTCCTCTCATTATCTCCATTCAACACCTATAAAGTCAAGCACACGTCCCCAGCCATAAACTGTGCCGTCTTCGTCTTTACAGCAGCGTTTCATCCAGTATTCCCATTCAGCAGGATTATCTTCACGTAGTCTATCGAAGCGGTGAGGACGCTGCTCCATATGTATACCAAAGCCGCACATTGAACAGCCCGTACGCTGCGCTCTCGTAGTGTAAAGCTCACCATTTTCTTTGCGTTTGATCTCTCCATATGCTCTTGGAACGGGTACATTAAGGTCAAGAGCAAGCTGTAACAGATCTTGCCTCGTGAATATAGCAAACGGACAGCTTCGTGTTGTAGTTTTACCATAATAGTTGCAGCCGTTTTTCATTAGTGCCATTTCCCTTTGACCGCCTTCTGACGCCATAAGTCCCAAATATGGATAGCTGTTATGTTCTTTTGCCCAATCGTCGCAAGGCTTTTCCTTCATATAGTAGCAACATTTTGACGATACTTTGAAGTTTGGTACAGGTCGTATGTCAAGATCAGGTCGCATATGCGCATAATTACCGCCAAAGAGCTTTATCCACTTATCTTGCAACTTGATGCGATCGGAGTGCTTGAAGCCACCCTGTTCGCCCATATCACCTGTCATAATTGCGTGAATAAATGTCTGTTTGTCCGCATTAGGTTGCAACAGATAGCTTATCTTATTGGCTTTGGCTTTGCTAACGACCGGAAAGCCAAGTTGATTGAGCACCTGCGTTTTGCTCATATATGGCTTTATAGATGTAACACCCAGCTGCTTATGTATCTCTTGATTTCCTCTATCTTCTAAGATAGACACACTTATGGCAGGAACATCAATGCCTATGTTTCGAAGAAACACAAGAAGTGTAATGCTATCAAGTCCTCCGACAGAAACGTGACAAGTAGCGTTAAGATCGCCGTACACTTTGTTGTAGAACTCCCAAGCTCTGATCTCTGCGTGACGTACCTTCGCTTCGTAAGGCAGATTCTGTTTCAGCTTAAATTCATCTATTGTCATTTGCTGTCACCGCCTCTCAGCCTCTTGATGTTGTCCTTGAACGCCACAACATATCCTGTCAGGAATTCATTTGGGTAATCGTCAAGGGCTATTTTCGCCATTTCCTCTATTCCTTCTTGACAAATATCCAGCAATGTGCTATCATCAAAGTGTGTTGAATTGATATTTTTCAATATCTCTGAGCTTGCGCTGTTGGCAGACAGTGCAGGCTCGTTTTCTTTGGGTTCTTTGAGATAATGCAGCACCGCACTTGACAGTTCCTTCTTGCAGGGCTTATCCTCGCATTGCATTGGACAGTCATCACAGTAACCTTCACCGCAGTGACATATCTTAAAGACCTTTATCGTTTCTTCTCTCGTTAGCATTCTTCTTCCTCCTTTTCAATAGGTCTTACGCTCATATACTGCTTGCCGTCATAGTCCATCTTCTTCACAGGTTCAATCCCCTTATCCCTCAGCGACCTTGCGGCATCGCCAAGCCCTCTGTCGAAATCCTCACGGGTCTTGTAGAATGCACATCTGCGACAGTAGTCCTTCGTTGGCGTTACTGTCAGCGCACCGCATTCGTCAGACTTAACATTTGAATGGAACACGCAAAGGCTTACCGCTCCACTGCCGTTGTCAAGGGGCTTGTCTCTCTTAAATACCTCTCTCATCACTATCATCGTCTTCGTCCTCCTCTTTCTCAAAGCGTTTCTCCCAGTGCCTATCCGCCACGCTCAGCACAAGATACATCACTACATCTATGCCTGCAAGCACAGCTATTGTTATCAGCAGTATTCCTACAATGTTCATTACCACTTTCCTTTCATTTCAACTTCAACCTTGACCACAGGTCTTGCAGTTTCCTTCATTGCCTTCTCCAGTTCCTCACGGATTGCGGTTTCGGCTGTCTCTTTGATATTGCGATACAGCCCGTAGACCGCCAGTGCGAACAGTGCCACGCACAGTGCTATGGCTGACACATATCTGATGGTCTCCAGCGTTGTTATCAGGTTGTTCATTTTCTCACGTCCTTTCCGTAAAGCGTGCGGAGTTTTTTAAGCCTTTTCTCGAAGTTGTCGATATCAATGCCCCACACCTCGTAGGCTATCTCGGTATTGACCGAGTGCGGCAGCCATGACTTCACGCCACGCTTTGCCATTTCTTCCTTAACAGCTTTCTTGATTTTGATAGTCTGCGTTTCACCTGTGCCGAACAGCTCCTTGATATCCGAATTGGTTATTTCGGGCTTTTCATAGTACAGCCGCACTGCCATTTCAATGTCAGGTGACCTCATTTTTATTCCTCCTCGTTTTATATTTTGTGGCTGTTGGGTAGTATTATTGTCCGTCATCGTCTGTCAGCTCAAAAAGCAGCTTGCCTGTCAAAGACCAATACTGCGTGACCTCTCGATATGGGTCATTTTCTTTTCCTGAGCCTTTAAGTGCTTTTGTGACAATGACCTGTCTTGTCATTGCACTGTCGCAGCCCCTCAATTCAATGTTGTTTGTCATTGGTTCACCTTCTTTCTCTATCTTATTACTGTTGATTTTGTACTTACCGTTGCTGTACACGATCTCTACACCGAGTACAGCTGCTATTTTTTCAGCAACACGCCTGCTATCAGTTGCGCCGCACATAAATGCTTTTATTGTACTTTCCTTTACACCTGATTTCTCAGCTATTTGAGCATACGTTAAGCACTTTGATTTCGCAATCATTTTGACTTTTTGCCGAAACTCATCAAACATAATTCCTCACCCCTTTTCTTTCCTGTCCGTTTTATCGTTGAAATCTCCGTTTCTGTGTGATATAATTGGAATATCAAACAGGAAAGGAGGAATACTTGTGACTTATGGGGAATTAACGAATTTCACATATGGTGAACTGGAATGTCTAACTTATGAAGAATTGTCTATGCCGATGAAAGATTTACTGCATAAGCTTGTTGATGAAAACAGACCTATTCCTGTAAGCTTTTACAACAAGTTGTGTGATTTGTGTGACGAAATTAATGATGGCACTATTGAAGTACCGGTTCAAAATGCCAATATAACTTCGCAAATCAAAAAGCCTATTAATTTAGGTAAATCTTTCATAAAAGTGTTTATTGAGATTGCAACACTATGGCAATGTATCGACTTCGTTTCCAAAAAGTTTCAAGATTTATTTGAATTGTTTTCAGATTATTTGAATTAAGACAATTCTAAGACAAGACAAATAATAATCAGCACACACGCTGTGAATGTTATTCCGTTTTCAAAAGCCCTGAGTATCTCTTTAACTTTGGGCTTTTCTTTTGCTATCATGATCATTGCAAGCCACGAAAGACTTATTGACAATACAACAACAAATATTATACTGAAAGTAATTGTGGCTATCATCCACACTTCCCCTCACCCCCTTTTTAATCACTTGTTTCCTCACGCCTTAGGATACGGCGTTGGGTTTCTTGTCTTGCCGAGAAGATAGTCAACCGAACAGTCAAACATCTCCGCAAGTGACATTAAAGCAATAACAGCCTGAACGTTTCTTTTCCTTTAGGCGTAATAAACACCTGCGTGCTTGAAAAACCTGTTTTCTCATTAGAAAACTCCTTGACTTCAAACAAGCCGTTCTCCATAGGCTTTGCATATGGCATAAGCTTGCCCTTTTTATCTCTGTAAAGATACTTTTTATCAAGCAGGAAATTCACAAAAGTATTTTGCTTGACTTTAAGTTCCTTAGCTGTTTCTCTGATTCCTGTCAGCAGATTTCTGTCCACGAGTTCATCAAAGTAATCAGCTTTCGGTTGCATTATCTGTTTATCAACAGTAAGCTGTGAAACGCTTACTTGCAGAGCTTTTACCTTTTCATTAGCAATTTCCAAAGCCCTTTTCATAATCATTTCAGGACTGTTCCATGCTTCTTCAACTCTTATGAAGTACTGACGAAACTGCTTCCCTTTTTCACTTCTCTGCAACATACAGATCTCTTTTGCCATTGGAATTGTAAGTTGGTGGTCGGTACTCGGTCTGCCGCCTTCTGATGTTTTACTCAAAATTGAGTAAAAGTCCTCTTTATCCGAAAAACCGTATTCACACATTCTTTTGAACCAATCATTATATCTGGTTTCTACTTCCAAAGCCTTGTGAAGTTCCCTACCCGATACTGTTGGGTGTTCTGCGTTTTCATAGCTGATTTTAATTAGTTCATTCAT